ATACGTTGGAGGTGAGGCTAGAAACTTTGATCTAATACCATTCTGGAAGGCATTCTATATTGATCCACACAACAGAAAAGGTGCTATCTGTGGCAGACAGGTGTACAAAAGTACAACAGCAACAGACCATCTAGCATACATTCCAACTACTGGAGCATTTCGTGCAGCAGGATATGTAGTGCATGATCCTGATAGTTTAGAGGCATTTAGTACAGAGCGAGTTAGAGAGGGAACATTTCTAGCTAATCCCAATTTAGCACGATTCCTTCCACATGGTAGGGCTAATGTTAAAACAATCAAACTAACTAACCATTCAAGAATTTACTTTAGACATTCTCAACATAACTACGCCAAGGTAGAGGGATTGACCTTTTGGATACTTGTAATGGATGAGGTGCAAAAGCAAGACCTAACAAAATTACGTGTAGCACTCCATACCATCCGAGCAAAGAAAGGACCGCTAATCATGTTTGGTATTGGTGGTGAAGAGGGAAGCTCCTGGCATGATTTAGTCACAAGAGAAGCTGAGATTTATGATTGGGTGTATGATGACAAATCAGACTATGTAGATTCAGTTACAGGAAAAGTGTGGCCTAATCAAGGATGGCGTAATAAGCTAATATTCAATGAGGAAGGAAAGATAACCAACACGCCTGAGGATCTTGGTCAGATATTGTCAGGTAAGATGATGAAAATTCACTCACCCTTTTCAGGCGTGCCTACATACAAAATTTATCATTTCCCTCAAGAGATATTTCCTGAAATTCCACTAACCATATCTGACTGTAAAAAGTACAAACGAGAGATTCAGGATTCAGTAGAGTATCAAGAGATTCATGAGTCTGAAGATATTTTGCAAGCTCACTGCAAGGGATGGTTTTATGCAGCCAGAGGTAGACCGCTCACACTAGCAATGATTAGAAAGTGCTATGATAGTAATGTAGGATTCCTAACACCAAACGAGATACAAGCCAAAAAAGAGAAATACGGTAATGCCCTAACAGTAACGGCGGGCATAGATTGGGGATCTAATAAATCCGGTAAATCATACACTGTGTTTACTGTTCTGCTATGTTTCAAAGGAACCCAATACTCACCCAAACATTACCAAATAGCTTATCAAAAGAAATTCCTTGCTGAATCCTCTGATACTGAGGAGGCCATGATTCTTTTACCACTAATTCCAAAATACCATGTAGATAATACTGCAGCTGATTTAGGCTTTGGAAAGTCTGGTGTTAAAATATTACAAGACGGCCTGCCAGAATTGGGATTAAAGGGATTAGGTAAAGGTAGAGTCAAAGGAGTTTTCACACTAGGCAATCTAAAAGAGGAAACACACACCTATCAAATGGATGCAGATTTTGATGAAAAGAAATTTGGCATAAAGAATCCATATCTCTCAGTACACAAGACTGAGCGAGTAGATGATTTAATTCGATTAATCAAATCTACAATCCCTGACACTGCAGACCCAACAAACAAAGACAAAGCAACACCCAAGCTAGTAATACCATATGAGAATCCTATTGATATTGATTCCCTGGAGCAGGGATTACTCAAAATAAAGAGAGCAGATCTTGAAGATGAAACACTTGGAATAAAGTCTGAAGGTGACAAAAGACAAAAGCCTGAAAAACTATACGAGCATTATTGGGATGAGGTATCTGCACTAATTCATGCATTAATTGCTGATGAGAATTATGATCCGGGTGCTTTCAAGATGAGTGTAGTGAGGCACAGACCAAAATAAGTTATTAAAATTATCAGTGATTCTTCATAAGAGTTATTAAGAAAAGACTCTATTCTTAATAATGTGGTGCAGTGTCTAGGCTATCGTTTTGGAACTGATTGTAAAAAAGTTGTACGCACTACTAGGCATACTGCATCTTGGGAAAATTATCAATTATGTGCCAAATGTGGTAAACATCCACTTACTGAACAGTATCGTGAAAAGCAAAAGATTTTGTTAAAATGCATATAATTATTTATGATTCATAATTTTTGTGACTAACCGATTCCAAGGTCTGGCAAGAGGTCCAATAGATCATAAATCTAGTTCAGTTGTTAATCGAATATCAAATGGTGCAATTGACATGGGTTCTGTTGTAATATTATCTCCAACAATTAATTCTAAAGAACTTCTTCCTAGAGTAGAGGAGTCAATTGATCCACAAACTATTGCAGTTTATGGCATTGCTGTAGGTGGTGATACTGACGGAATTTATGGTGATGGTTCTGTAAGTGTTGATGATAAAACAAGAGCTACAAATGGAGCAGGCCAAGGCGTAGTAATAGTAACACAAGGAACATGTTTAGCTAGAGTTAGAGGTTCTCTTCAACCGATGGTAATAGGTGATGCTCTAGGAAATTCTTCAGTAGCTGGTGTGTTAGAACAAATAGGCGGTTCTGATACAGTTATTGCAATTGCACTAAATATTGTAGCTAATGGTGATACAGACATGATTGCAGTTGACGTACAAAGAAGAGCAATATGATAAAATGCATACATTGTTTGAAAGCACATTTTAATTTGTGAACTGGCGAGGCATTAGGAACAATATTGCTAAATTAATTCAAGCTCCTAGTTATTACCCAGCTCAACCAAAGGTAGTTCCATCATTATCATTACAAGCATTAAAGCAGCAAATGAGTATGCCAATTAGTGAATTATCTCCTGGCATGTCACAACCTGTATGGGGACCAGAACTATCTACAGTTGGTGCATATTCCAGAGAAGGTTACACTTCAAAAACATTTGATACTCCAGCAATTCCATTTAGTACACAAGCATTACCATTACAAATTGATGAAGATGTGCAGCTAGTAATTAATAGATTATCTTCACAAGTTACTGGAGGCGAGCATTACATCAAGACAGTCTCACAAGAGTTAACAGAATATTTAGAAGATTTTTCTCATGATATAGAGTTTGACACATTTGATACTATACTAGTTAAAGAGATGTTATGGTATGGCAATTCAATTTGGAAGCCACGAATGGGAATTGCAAATGTACGATCCTTTGATGATTTGATGCATATTCCAATATCATCATTTGTGAGAATATGGTGGGACAGACAGAGACAACCATACAAGTATGAGTTTAGAGGGGCAGAGTATCAAGGGTATCACAATCCAGATGAGATTATTCATTTCAAATGGAATCCAGTTGATGCATCAGCATTTGGTACAGGCTTTGGAGTATCTGCTACAACTGAGAGAGTATTTGATATGATAGTTAGTGGTGATGAATCACAACCAGTTACACTACCATCAATGCTGAATAGAAAATATGCTATTGAATTTATTATGCAGATGGCATCTCAAAGATATGTTACAAGAAATGTCTATGTAGCTCCTGGGGCAACAGAAGATGAGCGAAACCAGCTCCAATCATTTGTGGAGCAATTGCAAATAGGCCAAGACTTGGTAGCAGGAACTAATTTAGATGTTAAAGAATTAGGTACAAATACACGCACATTTAATCCCAAAGAATTCATTGAGACAGTTTCATCTCCCATAATGAAGGCACTCAATGACTTTTCAGGCAAACAAGGATCAGAGAGTTCACATACATTTGCAAATGCCGAAACAGCCAAAGAAGAATCTGAAAGTGGATTATCTGCATTTACTATAAATGTCAAAACTCAGATTGCAAAGAAATTATTTCAGCCTTGGTATGAATCTAATCCATTTTTAGGAGAGATGTATCTTGATGGTCTAATCCCTGTAGATTGGAAGGAAGTAAAGTTTGATCTTAACTTTGGTACTGTAGAGAAAAAAGACATTCCAATTGAGCAGAGAATAAAACTAATGGAGATGTACTTTGCATTACCAATTCCTAAAAATCCAAAAACAATAATGAAAATGTTTGAGCAGGCAGGCCTACCAATTAATGATGATGACTTTGAGATGGTGGACCAACAAATGAATGATCCTTCAGGTTCTGCAGCACTAGGAAATGTAGATGAGAATCCAGATGAGAATTTACCACAAAGCGATATTGGAGGTGGAGAGATAGAGCCACAGTTTAACAATCAAAAGATGGGGAGTCCACCAATGGATGATGAGATTTACAATGATATGATGACAGATGTACGAGGAGATGGTATGGTACCAAGTGATTATCACCAATCAGATGTTTCACAAGACTTTGGGATTGGACGAAACTATGAAACAAAAGGAAAAAAGAAGTAAAGGAGTTGTTGAGATAAATGCCAGCTAAGCTAGATAGATGTGTAGATAAAATAAAAGGAGAGAAAGGTGAAGACTCTGCTTGGGCTATCTGTACTGATTCAATTGAGGAAACTATTACTAAACAAATTATCGAAGCTAGCTTGAAGAGGGGATGTGGATGTCAGAAGAAAAAGACCTCTTAATTCTAGAAAAAAATACATTGGAGAAACAAAAACAACTTCGCTACAATGAACTAGAAATTAGAGGAATACCAGAACCTGAAAGAACTAGAGCAGTCGAGGCAGAATTTACAGACTATCCAAATCCTACAACTGCCATACCCTGGCCTGGTCCTGCTGTTGGAGTAGATTTAGCAGGAAACATTAATCTTGATTTAATTCCTGCATCAAGTGAACCACCAGTAATTCAGCCAAACACTTTACACACACAACCATTCCCTACTCCCAATAGAAATCCATATCCAAATAATCCAACACCTGATGTTAACAGTAAAGGAATAAAATCAAACACATATGACATTACAAATTTTCCTGCAGCACCATCAAGTAATTGGACAGGTACTGGAAATGAGGTAAACTCTCAACCTCCTAGTGTAGGAGTAGAGGGATTCAATTCTGAGAAATCAATACCTGAATGGCGATACCCTGTAGAGCAATCACAAATGATGGACATTAGTATCCCTCCAATAATTATAGAGCCAAGCGGTCAGCTCAATGAGACTATCCATCCAATAAGAGAAGCTATAGGAAAGATAAGACACCAAATGAAATGGCTCTCTGATGATTATCTAGGTAAAGCAAAAGAGACTGCAATTAAAAATAATGGTGTGTTGTATTTAGTGCGAGCTGCAAGTGAGACAATTACTGATCATAGAAGCGAGGGTGAAGAACACCGAAGAAAATTAGCAGGAAAGGAATTAAACGCAATGGCTAGAACTGCAGTAGGCCAAGGGATGGATATTAATCACAATCCTGATTATGCTACTGGTGGAATAATTCCTGACTCTGAATATGATCCAATAAGAAAAGAAATACAAATGTTAGTTATAGAAACTGATGCAGAAATTAATCAGTATATCGCAAATGGTGATGTCACAGCTGTATCAATTAATGGTGGCAATCCTAGAACACAAAATATTGAACCATGTTATGAAGGATGTACAGGGAGTGAATGTGAACTGTGCAATGTACCTGAAGGAGTGATACTAGGTGAGCTTGATCAAATTGGAATGACTTGGGTTGTAACTGCACCTCAAGGAATTATGTGGAGAGGAATACATATCGAACCAGCAGTTCCAGGAATTAAAAATACCATAATTGAAATTCTCTAAAAAATGCATATAATCAAATTCTCTGAGAACTCATTATGAATAATAGTCTAATTGATAGACTTCGTGAAGCAAAAACATTAGCTGATGCAGATCCTATTCTCAGAGAACTTGGTGCAAATGGACCGGTAAGAAAACTTGTGGAAGCAAGCATCTTACAAAGGATGAATCCAAACCCAGCAAGTTATGAATATGGTGTATCAATGCTAAATGAGGCAATTCAATATCTTGATAAAGATGAAGAACCAGCATCACCAGAAACTCCAGGAATTAAAGTAAAAGGAGGCAACTTTGTAAAAGAAGAAGAGCTTTCTAATCACAATCCTGGTGGACCACCTGGAGCCGGCTCTGAACAATCCACATCAATCACTGGACTCCCAATGGAAGGTGATAAAGAAGGTGATGAAGATATGATTAATGCCCCTGATACAGAAAGCCAAATGTCAGAAACAGGTGGAGATGCACCATTCCCAAAGAATCTTTCAGAGGAAATGAATGGTTTGCATCCAGATATTGCAAAGCAGATGGGAAACAATATGCCAAAAATTCCTCCAATGGATACGGCAAGTCAAATGAAACAAACTCGTTATACCATTCAAAAGTATCACGAAGCATTTGTTTTACCATTGCTCAAACATTCTAAAAAACAGGATGCAGCAATCAGAAAACTCTCACAGAAAATTAGAGAGACTGAAGCAAGAGCTGGTACATATACACTTGACTTACATGACATGAAAAAAGATGCACCTACAAGTATTAGAGAAACAACTGTACCAATTCCAACTACAGTTCAAGAACTTCTAAATTCACGAAATCAAAACAAGGGTTATGATCTTAGCACAATAAGAAATCAAATCCGACAACAAAACAATCTAATGTCAAGTTAATTGACAATCTTTTCTTTTCTATTTTTAACAAAATCTAATTTTTAATGTTATTAAGATTAGAGTGATTTCTTAATAAATGCATATAATCAAATCTCCGTTACTCCAAACTAATGGCAAATACTAACAGATTTCAAGGCCTCGCAAGAGGACCAATAGACCACAAGTCTAGTTCTGTTATCAATCAAGTAGCCAATGGAGCAATCGACATGGGTTCAGTTGTAGCACTAACTACAGTGATCAATTCTGCAGAAACACTCCCTAGAGTAGAACAAATTAATTCTCAGGGAAGTAATTTAGTATATGGAATTGCAGTAGGTGGTGATATCGATGGAATTTATGGTGATGGCTCTTCTAGTACCGATGATAAAACAAGAGCAACAACTGGTGCATTACAAGGAGTAGTAGTAGTAACACAAGGCAGATGCTTAGGCAGAGTCTTAGCTACTGGTGGTAATGCTGTATCAATAGGCGATGAACTAACACAAGCTGGAATTTCAGGTGTGTTAGGACTTGCAACAACTGGTGATAAAGTAATTGCAATTGCACTAAATGATGTAGCTGACGGTGACACCGATATGATCGCAATAGACGTCCAAAGAGAAGGAGTTGTTGCATAGAATGTCTAAAACAAAAACAAATAGACAAACAATTTTGGCAATGCCGGAATTCGCACATATCAAAGAATCACTCCAAAACTACGCACATGCACGCGGTACTGATATTTGGCAACCAATTAGAGAAACCCCATTAGAAGTATTTTTCGCCAAAGGCGAGCATTCCTTCGAGAATGAAACACCAAATCCTAACTTACCTGGAATATGGAAAGATAGGTATGATATTCGAATCGGAGAGATGGCACAAGGAAATGCTTACAATGGTGGCGTAGCTCTTAGAGAAACAGTATCTGTTCCAAACAGTTTATCTGCTTTGAAAATCGCAGATGAGATTTTGGAAGGCGCAGAGCCATATTCCGCATGGAAACAATACTCTCGCGTAATAGATATGACAACTCCTAAAGTTAATGTTCCAA